AAACTTTAATACCACCAGCATTTACTTCGCCGTGTGTTTGTCTAGGATTTAAATTTATATTTTTATCTTTAGCAACTTGAGTTTTTATCGCATCTGCTTTACCTTGCTCATAAAAATGTTTAGCAATAGTATCAGCGTTCATAGCGGTAAATAAAGATTTATGATAACCCGCAGCGTCATTAATAGTTGTTTTATCTTCACCAACGAATTTACCAACAAAATTATTAATATCGCTTTGAGTTGTCTTTACTTTGTCTACATCTTTAACATTAAACCTATATTTTTTATCACCGACGTTATATTCAAAACCTTTGAATTTGTCATTAAATAAATTATTAGTTTTCTTTAAAAATGCGTTTTTACTTGCTTCAGATAACTTCTTCTTTTCTTCAGATTCTTTATTATGTCTATTAAAGAAGTCAATAGCTTTTTGTTGTTCTTCGGTCAACTTTGACCCAGCTTTGAGATCTTCATAGTATTTAGACTTTTGCCTGTCTAAGTGGGCTTTAGCCTCGGCAACTTGCTCTTTAAGGGCTATTTTCTTTTTACGTATTTCTTTTTCATCATCTACCGTGTCATCAAAACCAAACTTATCTTCTAATAAAAAAGATCTTTCTTCTGGGGTTAAATGAGATTTAGTTGTTTTATAGTATTCATTTAATACATCAGAGTCATCCATTTCTGAAATATCTCTATTTAATTTTACATAATCATTTATATCACCTCCAGTTTCTTCCATAAAATCTACAAGTTTTTGCACATTTTCTGGCAATGATCTTTCTGTTGGTTCTACTTCTGTTATTTCCTCTTCAACTACTTCTTCATTAGTAACGTCCTCCATTACTGGTTTTTCTTCTTCTACCTTTTCTACTTCTTCAACCTTTTCTGTTACTTCACTTACGTTTTCTTTTTTTTCTACAACCTCTTCATTTTTTTCTAAAGGAGGTTTACTTAAATCTACTTTAATAACACTATCATCTCCAGCGCTATCAAATTTAGATTCATCTATTGTATTTTCAACAACTTCTTCTACTTGTTGTTCTGTATTTTCGTCTGTTGTCTCTTCAACAGAGTCAGTTACTTCTTCAGTAACTTCTTCATTTAGTTCTATCATAATAAAATTTTATAAAATATTAAATATTAGGAGCAGACATATTGTTATTGGCCCCTCCCGTAAGTATATCATTACCAGATGATTCGAATTTTTTAAGCGAATCACCCCTTTTTCTTTGATCTATCATTTGTTTTTGATGAGCAGCTTGTCTATCAACTCTTTGATCTTTTCTATCTTCCTTAATGCTATCAGCTCTCATTTGCTCCATCTTCTCGTTACCTTGTGTTTGAGAATTTAATTCAAATTCAAATTGCATTAGTTCTTTTTTAGCTTGGACTTCAGCTTGTAGATATTGCGTTTTCAATTGATTTCTTGTTTGCTCTAATTGAGCTTCGCCTTGAGTCTTAGCTTGATTTTTTTGCATTTCAGCTTGAGCAGCCACTTGTTGAGCTTGAGCGTTAGCTTGTGCTTGAGCTTGCATATTTTGTTGTTGCATCATTTGATCTCGTTCCATTTTCTTTCTTCTTTTTATTTTTAGAAGCTGATTTGCTAGTTTTATATTTCTAGTATTACGCAAATCTATTGCATCATCAAGATCTAGCGTTTGTTGAGATAATGCTATTTGTATATTATTTTCTAATAAAGCTTTTTCTTCTTCATCTGGTAATAACTCTATAAATATACCAAAATCATACAAATGTAATTCTGTTAATTCTTTTAATGTTGCTACATTATGAGCTCCTATTGAGTTCACAAAAGCTTCTTTAGTTGGAGAATATTCTACTATATCAGATATCCTAAGAGATAAACATTCTGCAACTTCTGCGGTTAAATATAACATAGACTCTAATACGTGTCTTGTTGCAGTATTTGAATTTGCCGCAGCTAACTTTTGTACCCCGACTAAAGCGTTTTTATCTGGAGTTGTACCATCTCTAGCTTCATTTAAACCAGTGGTATCTCTTATCATTTGTAAATAATAATTATATGTAGTAATTAAGCTTTGTAATTTACCACCATTAACACCATTATTTATCTGTTGTATTGGTACTTTACCAGGATTCATATCACCTTCCGAAGTAAGGCTTCTACCAATAACAGAACCTGTTTGGAAAAACATATTTAATGCTTCTTGCGGATTGTAATTAGTGCCATTTCCAAGATCAACTTCAGCTAAACCATCTGCGTCTAGGTATACACCATCTGGTACCATACGTGCCATTACTTGTTGCAGCTTCAAATGTGTTAACTGTATTGTATCAGCAAACCCTGTAATTCTACTAACTATAGATTCTACTTTTCCTCTATACATTCTAGGTGCTACAATTTGATAAGGCATTTTTACTTTGCTAAAATTAGAATCTGATCTCATCATGTTATCCATCATTTTCCATTTTAAAAGTTTATTACAACCTACTATATAAACCCCTTCGTATACGCATTCAACAGCTCTTTGCAATCTGCTAAAATCACCATCCATATTTTCAACTGGAGGATTAAACGTGTCGTCTTTTTCAATGACTTTTTCCCCACCACTGCTCAATGTTTTTAACTTATAAACGTTGTTCATGTGTGTTTTATAGTTAAAATATAATACTTGTACTTTATTTTTATCGTAATTAGAATTGTAATTAGCGTGTCTATATATATTACTACCAGAATTACTAGTTATTTCTTTTATATCTTCTTCTGTTAAATCTTGAAACTCTTTAACTAATTCATTTATTGGTAAATCTTTTACTTCACCTATATAATAAACATCTTCAAAATATGGTGAATCTGAATAAGAGTAGACAATATTAGCTGGGTCAACATATTTAACTTTAGCACCCTCGCTCCAATCAAAAGTTGTTTTTGTAGCAGCTATACCTAAAACAGTTAAATCATACAAACATCTTCTTCTTATTAAATCATAATCACTATTTTCCATTAAAGTATTAATAGCTTGCTCTTCTGCTAATTCTACAGCTTGCTTGTAGTTAAGCTGCATATGTAGTCCTAATTCTTCTTCAGAATCTGGAAGAGTTTCTGGAGGATTATTATATAAATCAATATCAAACGTTTGTTTTACTAAATCGTTAAAAGCTCTGGAACGCATATCGCGTAATATAGATTCCATATATTCAGTTCTTTTGCTAACGCCATATTGATCTTGTGAAAATGCTTTTATTTCGTAATTTCTTTGAGACATACCGTTTACTACGATATCCACAAATTTAGGAATAATTGGAACAGGTTTCCAATCTAAGTTAAGGTAGGATAAATCACCATTTATAGATAATTCATTTTTATATTTTTGTATAGGTTGTTCTCCTCTTGCATACAATCTTAAGTGATGATAGTTATTTATATTACCATCAAATCTAGAATTAGAACCATTGAACCATTCTTGCTTTATAGCTTGAGCCACTTTAAGCCCATATTCTTCGGACAACTTTTCTAAATCACTTACCGCTTGTGATGGAAAGTTTATGTTAGATTGTATCATACTTTATTATTTATTATTTTCGATTGAAATCCTTTGTTATTATACTTGGATATATTAATATTTAATGATTGTCTTTCTCTATTAGGATTAGGTTTGTACAAATGCCTATTGCAAGCCATTATTGCTAATCCAGAACTAATTGAAGCATCATGTTTTGTTCTTTTGTTTATATCAAATTTAGACCAATCATTTAACGTCTCGTTGAAATACATTGTGCCATAAGTGCCATCTTGTAATAATCCAATATGGTCATTGATATACATTTCTATAGCGGCCGCGTGAGATTGTTTTATATCTTCACTTGAATTTGGTATTCCACCAACTTCTTTTTCTGATACAGATAATTTATTCCAAATCTTATCCGGTCTGTTCATACTAAAACCTCTATAACCTCTTCTACGTAAATAGTATAATAATCTAGGTTTATTATTTTCAGCCAGTATTGGCATTCCATAAAATACTAATGCCATTAAAACATCTTCAAAAAATATCTCAGCTGTTTGCGGTCTTGCTATATATTCTAAAAAGAATGTATTAGCTGGAGCATCTTCCATTGAAAATTTAGTTAGTCCATGCAAAGCCCCTTTTGACCCTCTACTATCTACTGTTCCAGATATATCATAAGAGTCACAACCAAATGCACCCATATGTTCGTTACCTGGATATTTTATGCCATTTTTTAATATGACATTATTTTGTGATTTTCCATTAGGTACCCAACTTACTTTAAATCTTCCTTTCGGATCC